TGGAATGCGAAAACTGCGATGCACAAGGCGAATGCGAGGTCGAGGTGGCCGTGCCGGACTACATCCGAGGCGGCGACATCACCACAGGATACGGACAATGCCCCGTCTGCGAAGGCAAAGGGTACGTCGAGCTGCCGGAAGAGATCGATGAGACATAAGGACGACTTCTATCCGACACCGCCCGAGGCCACCAGGGCATTGCTGCGACGTGAATCTTTCGACCATTACATATGGGAGCCAGCCGCCGGCAATGGCGCACTAGTGAATGTATTGACCGAGGCAGGCCACGGCGTGATCGCATCCGACCTTAATACATACGGGTTCTGCAAGGCCGGCATCGACTTCCTGATGGAAAGCAATCTGCCCGAAGTATTGAGGCCCGTGCGCCACCTGATTACCAACCCGCCATACAGACTAGCCGAGGACTTCATCAGCCACGCCATACACCTCGGATGCACCAAGCATGCCTATCTGTTGCGCTTGTCCTTCCTGGAGGGCGTAGGGCGCCACCAGAGACTGTTCAGCCAACACCCACCCGCCCGTGTCCATGTATTCAGCCACCGCCTGACAATCTGGCGCGGTGACCAGGACCAGACCAGCACCGGCACCACCGCTTATGGTTGGTTCGTCTGGGACACAAACCACAACAGCCGCCCCGTCATCGAATGGATCACCGATGCAGAAGAGTAAGCTGACGCCCGATCCAGTGCGGGACGCACCAGACGGACGCGGTGACGGACAGTCGCCCGGTGCCGGAGCCTGGATACCCGGCCGTGCTACCAGGGATACCAGCTTCACACGCTTCCCGATGGCAATGGTCATTCTGTGCTACGCCTGCGCCCATGCAAGCGCATACACCGGCACGTTCTGGGTGAACCAACGAACCATCGCCCGTGACCTGGAGATGTCACAGCAAGCCGTATCCAGACACTTCCGTAAGTTGGTTGAGCTAGGCTACCTGGAGAAGGTCAGGAACGAGAACAGCAAGCGCCCATACGGAAAGAAGGGCGCCGTCTGGCGCGTCATCTATGACCCGACGCAAAGCCTCAAAGACGTGGAAGCTGCCGCAGCCAGGTTGCATAAAACAGAAGAAGAAGAACAAGAGACCGCCGCAAGCACCATCGAAGAGGCCGCAAAAGGGGCCAAAGGACAGCAGTCAAAGCAGCGCAAGAAGGACGTGAAAGAGCTACTGAAGCAGACGACCAGTGCGCTCAAAGACACCACTCGTACAACACCCAGGTTGTCGCAGGGGGAAAGTAAATACAACCCCCAGGTTGTACAAAAAAACAACATGCAGGTTGTACTAAACCTACCTACTAACAATAAGAATATAGAGATAAAGGAAAGTGAATGTAGGAAGCTCTGCATGACCTACGCACATGCGGTCGCGGAGCGATGGGGCAGCAGGTTCAGGCACGATCTGAGGCAGGAGGAACTGGCAGCACAGCTCCTGGCACTAGGCTACACAGTCGAGAGCTTTGCGGCAGACAGTGAGCGCATGCTGGACTGGCTGGTACGCCACAACAGGCAGCCACCAACGTCCTTGCAGTATTTCATATCTAGGAAACAGAGCCGGGAGACAGCATGATGTACAAGCACCAGACGTTCGGCTGGTCATTGGTCACGCTGTCAGGCAGGCACGACCGGGCGGGTTGCGAAAAGGCACCCACACCCCTCCCCCGGTCGCCGCGTATACATGGGGGTCTCATAAAAATATTTCCAGCTTTTTCATGAAAGGAAAGCGCGATGACGAAGAGAATGAATTTGGTCCAGGCCAAGGAGATTGAGGGCCGTGAGAAGCCGATCTGGATCAGGCTAGGTTCGGTCTTTATGGATGGTGACAAGATCAAGGGCATCAAGATGGATGCTTTGCCGCTTCCGGATGCGAAGGGTGAGGTGTGGCTACGGGCCTTTGAGGATGATGGTGGTCAGCAGCCGGTTGCGCAGAATGAGCCGGAGGTTGATCCATTCGGCAATGTTGTGGGCCAATGAGTAGGCGCAAGGTTCCGCATCCCCCGCCGGTGATGGGTGAGATTAGGAAGCGGCTTCGTGGCTCATCGATTATTTATGACAACCGGGATGCGCTGGCGGAGGAGATGCTGCGTCTGGCCGGGTCCAAGATTACGGATGTGGTGGACATTGAGGACGGCACGGTTCGTCTGAAGGAGGTCGATGACATTCCCGAGCATGCGTTGTCGTCAATCAAGAAGATCAAGATCACGCCGACCAGGAACGGTGATCAGGTAGAGGTCGAGCTGATTGACAAGGTGCGGGTATTGCAGATGCTGGCGAAGAGTGCCGGCTTGTTAGACCAGGAGAAGGAGATCGATAAGCCGTCGGTGGTAGCGATTGAGATGGTCATGCCGGGAGAGAAGGATTCAGCGAAATGAAAATTAGAATTAGCGAGGAGGACTTGGATGTCATTTATGAAGCGTTGGAAGACGCACAGCCGGAACCGGCTAATTTGTTTGGTTCTCCGGTTCTGACGGTCGGTGACATGGCAGATTTTCAGCGAATACGCGAGGTTTTGTTTCGTTTGAAGGAACAGGACGGCAGATGGATAAGGGCGCAGTGATGGAACAACCAAAGGGTCTTAAACTCGATTTTAGCTCGGCCCCTACGGTGGCCGGTTTCTTCAATAGCAATGCGTTTGTGAGGGGGCTGATGGGTCCGGTGGGCAGCGGTAAGAGCTATGCTTGTTGTGCGGAGATATTTAGAAGGGCGGTACAACAGCGTCCCTCGCCGCGTGACGGCATCAAGTATAGCCGCTTTGCGATTGTCCGTAATACGCACCCAATGTTGCGAACGACGACGTTGAAGACGTGGCTGGAGCTGCTGCCGGAAGCCACGTGGGGGCCGGTGAAGTATGCGCCGCCCATTACGCACCATATCAAGCTGCCGCCGAGGGACGGCGCTGCTGGGATTGATATGGAGGTGATCTTCCTGGCCTTGGATGATCCGAAGGACGTGCGGAAGGTCTTGTCGTTGGAGCTGACGGGGGCGTGGGTGAATGAGTGCCGGGAGCTGCCGAAAGCTATTATCGATGGGCTGACGCACCGGGTGGGGCGTTATCCGTCCAAGGCTGATGGTGGGCCGTCTTGGCGCGGTGTGATCATGGACAGTAATCCCTGCGATGACGACCACTGGTATTTCCGCTTGGCTGAAAAGGAGACGCCGGTGGGCCGGTTCAAGTGGGAGTTCTTTCGTCAGCCGGGCGGGGTGTTGGAGGTGCCGCTGGATGAGCTGCCTGAAGAAATGCCTGAAGCTCAAGGCTATACCCACCAGGCCGGCAAATGGTGGCAGACCAACCCGCACGCTGAGAACCTGAAGAACCTACCCAATGGCTACTATGACCAGCTTCTTGGCGGCAAGAACCTCGACTGGATCAGGTGCTATGCGAAGGGCGAATATACCTTTGTGCAGGAGGGTCGGCCGGTCTGGCCGGAATACAATGATGCCATGATGGCTGATGACCTGGAGCCATTGGAGAATCTGCCGGTCCACGTCGGCCTCGACTTTGGTTTGACGCCGGCAGCGGTCTTTGCCCAGCGATTGCCGAATGGCCGCTGGAATGTCCTGCATGAATTGGTGAGCTTCGATATGGGCCTGGAGCGTTTCTGTACGATGCTAAAGGCAGAGCTGGAGACATACTTTCCGCGCTATCAGACGCTGATCTGGGGTGACCCGGCCGGTCAACAGCGGGATCAGATATTCGAGACGACGGCGTTTGATCACCTGAAGGTCCACGGCATGCTGGCCAGGCCGACAGCGACTAATGAGTTTCGGACCCGGCGTGAAGCCCTGGCGATACCGATGGGCCGGCTCATTGAGGGCAAGCCGGGCTTTATGATCGATCGCAAGTGCATGCGCCTGCGCAAGAGCCTGGGCGGCGGCTACCATTTCAAGCGGGTGGCTATCGGCGCCGGCCAGGAGCGGTTCAAGGACAGCCCTAATAAAAACCAGCATAGCCACGTCGGGGATGCCGCCGGCTACTGCCTCTTGGGGTCCGAGCATAAGATTATGACCAAACGCGCACAGCCTATGGGCGGCCGTCCGGTACAGGCCAAGGTGCTAGATTTCGATGTTTTCGGTTGATGAGCTGAACACGGTGATGCGGATGGACTTGCCTCGGAACCGGGTGATCCACTGGTCGGTCTATCACTTGTATCATGCGGAGCTGAATGAGTTCGACCGGGCCAACATTGATTTGATGAACGGCTACAAGGAATATCTCAAAGCCTATGCCGAGGCCGGCCATGCCTTTACGGTCGTCTGTGACGGCGTGATTACCGCGCAGTTCGGTATATTCCAGCTTTGGCCTGGTAACTGCG